GAAGCGATGAAGCATGTTAACGACTGGCTCGGTGAAGAGGTGATCCGCTTTAACCCTTACGCCCTGCTCGACGTCGCGCAGTAACACCAGGCCGCACCGCCATTCCCGGCGGTGCGGTACAGACCTGCAGCACCACCATTTCTGGCCGTGTCGGCCAACCCGCAAAACCTCAACGTCATATCCCCAGCCAGACGCAGCCAGCGCCATTCAGGCGGGCTTTTGCCTGCGCGCTCGCCGGATGTACCGCGAAAGTGCGCGCCCGGCAGGCGCTTTTGGCGAGGTATGCCGACCCCTTCCCCACCCCCAAAGCGCGCGCTTGCTCCCCCGCCTCGCCTGCGCGCTAAACATGCCTCTTTTTGTGCGCTTTGTGCAGGCCGCTAAAACCCCCTCGGCACTGGCGCTGAAGGGCAAAAATGATGTTTCAAAAATTGTGCAAATTTGTGCAGATTCTTGCGTAATTGCTATTGTTAATAAACATAAGATCCTATTCCATTGTTGGCATCTGCGGGTGTTAATGAAAATGGATATGCATCAATATTATCTAACAACCTATAGCCCAAATCGAACTCATTTGATTCCTTGATATTTTTTATTTTCCTTTCTTCCGGGATGAACCAAATAGGCTCGCCAGAATCGTACGAATTCGACTCTGTCGATATCATTAGATATTCATTATTGCCATATTTTTTTCTTGTGGTTTTGGATATGTAGTTCCCGGAAATGTCAAAGGCTTTCATATTGTTGCCCAATGATTCAATCTTTCCTGAAACTAAATAATCCTTACCTAGAATTAGATTCCCAATTCTCCATCCAGTCACAGTGCCATTATAAGATATAATTTCCTCACCGCAGATTGCTGCCTGAATTGCCAGATTTAAAATTTTCATGACACCTACATTAAGCCATCTGGTTTTAGTTATATACCCTAAGCGCAACTGGCCCAGCTGACAAGTCTCAAAAGTATCAGTGCTATATCCATTGTGAATTCGTAATCTCCCATCGGTTCTTATTTCGATATTAAAATTTTGATAAGACATACTTATTCTTTCTATTCTTAATGTTTCACTGCCTTTGAAATTTATAGTTAATATGTTTTTTGTGTTTTCTGAAATTATTATTCTTGAACCCCTCCCCTTTATATCATAATCACCTACGGATGTTATAAAGTTATTTCTGTTGATATATGCAAGGTGTGAGCTATCCCGAGAATGAAAAATAGCACACACATCGATAGGACTGTCGGGATCAGAGCTCAACTCAAACCATAGAACTGGTTTGCCTTGTACAGTTATTACGCTATCGAAAACTTGATAGTTCATATCACCTAATGTATTTCCACCAAACTCTATTATTGCATTTTCTTTTTGATGATACAGTCCTCTTTTAATAGTGTCGCCATTTTTATTTTTTGGATTCGCTTTAGCTTTCCACACCTCTTTTTTAGAAATTCTCTTATATGAAACATCATCATGATGTGTGCCACACAAAAGAGTCATTTTCTCTGGATCGTGCTCCTTTGCTTCGTGGAATTCTGGCTCTATATGCTCATATTGTATAAACAAGGCTCCGCATATAACACAACCATAGCCAGCATCACGCCTTATTTTTCTTTTTTGCTCTTCATTTAAATCACTATCTTTTAAACCGTATTTGTTTATGCGCTGCCCCATATTAACCATCCTTATGTTTAGTATTCGAAGATAGATGTATTGCATAAGAACTAACTTTTTACAATCATGAAAATCTTTTTTTATAAAACTTTTTCCACCTACAGATTAAATCATATACAGACAAATGTTCACTGGTTAGCTTTTCTTTCCCGCCTGCGTGCCATACCTTCACTTCACGCAACCGGCCATTGTCCGCCGCGAGCAGGCCGCCGCCGTGGCGAACGCGGGCGCCACCTGCGACTGATCGCACAACTTCATCACTGACGAAAATCCGGCAGTCGCGGAGCTGCGCGGCGATGCTGGCGATCACATCTTCGGAAATGCCGTGTTTTTGCGTCGTTTCCTGTTGCTGCGCCTGGCGCAATGCGGCTTCGGCCTTTTTCTTCTGATATTCCGCAACCGCAGCGGCATAGTTATCTGCGCGCCGCTCTGACTCGATCCGCAGCTGTTCGCGCCAGCGGCGATCCGCCTCTTCCGACGTCAGACTCATATCTTTCGCGGCGGTGACTTTTGGCCCCCATGCCAGCGCGGTTTCGTCAGCAATCGACGTGCGCAGGCCGCGCGCGGTGCGCGTGAATGCCTGATCTGAGCTTTCCCGGGCGGATTTTCTTAGCCTGCTGGTGATCTCCTGCCTTTGCTGGCGTGAATATCGCCTTAAATCTTCGATATTCAGCGGAAGTTCTGTCACTGAACTGTTGTCAGGCGCGGTTTTATCAGCTGGCACTGCCGTTTCTGACGGTGGTTTTTCATCCGAAGCGGAGCGCCCCGTACAGTTATTGACAGAACTCCGAGGGGCCGCTGCGCGGCCTTCTAAGGTCAAATTCTCGACCGGCGACGGATTACTCCTCGGCACAATCTTGTAATCGGTGGTGCGGGTGAAAATGACAGAATCACCGCCCGAATACGGGCAATAGATACCTGTGATTTTGGCGACCGTGTCACCATAATCATTTCCATCCTCGGTGTATTCGTAGTTGAGGCGAACGCGCAGGCAATCTCGCGGAACAAATGGGCCTCCCTGGGCGTTGGTGTATCCCGGCCAGTCCGGCGCATCAGCTGCCGCGCGGGCCGCTTCAAGTTCCGGATGCAATACCAGCTCACGGCTACCCAGCCGGCGCAGCTCGCGCCAGGTAGTAACGGGAGCGCCACCAATCTGCTGAAACTGGCGAATGCTCCAACGAGAAGCCCAAGCCCGAACGCGCTTTGCCATCTCCTTGACTGGCTGGCCGGACTCGTCGTCTAACTCGCCATCCATGCCGTAACCGTCGATATTCTTTGAGATGTATTTCGCGATGTATCCCGTCGCTGAGCCAAATTTTTCATCAATCGGCGTGACGGTAAAACGGTGCTCTTGAGCGCCTGGCTCGCCACCGTCTTCACGCAGCGCGTGTTTGCGGAAAATAGCTGTGGCGTACTCAGCCTCTTCTGGTCGCAGGAATAACAACAGGTGCCAGTGTGGGGTTCCATCATGATGCGGTTCGGCAACACGAAAACCAAAGGTGCGAATGCCTTCGCGCCCCCATTTGGCACGGACGCGCGACCATACTTTGCAGAGGTATTTCTGAGTTTTGCGCGGGCTGGCGTCGCGGTATTTATCGTTTCGCTTCCCGGATTGCACATGCGTTGAGTGATAACGCGACGGCGCAGTCAAGGTGTAGAACATGCCGACCAGGCCCATTTCGTTAGCCATATCTTCAAAACCGCGCATGCGTACCATCAGCTCATGGCGCGCGATCTTCGGGTTAGATACGCTACCCATGACCTTATCCAGCAAAGAACTACGCTCGCCGGTGTCCTGGTCTTCCAGCTCCATCGCATTAAGAAATTCAAGGTTTGCTTTCTTCTGAGCTATCCACTCCCTGAAGCAGGGATCAGAGCAATACGGCGATGCCACCTTGCTGACATAACCCGTTGCAATCATGAGGTGTTCGCGCCAGCGATCGTGGATACGGCGGATTTTACTCAGCCACCATTTTTCTTTCTGAAGGCGCGCAATAGCACGCAGTGCATCTTCGGCCTGAAGTGATTCATCGCAATATTTATCCCAGCCCGGGATCGCAATATTGAGCACCGTCGCTTTGCTGGCGATAAAGCCATATGCGTAAAGCGTGGAAAACTCAACATCAGCGGTTTTCTCATACTGAAAATCAAACTCGCGCATAAACTCGCTTTTCATCAGGTTGGCGAGCTTATAAGCCAGTCGTTTCAGGCGCTTTTTGTCGGCCCACGGCAGCAGATGGAATTCATCTCGCAGCGGGATAAGAATTGCGGGCAGGTTGTTTTGAGGCAGGTATTGCGCATTCACCGCATCAATACGGCGTAAAACATGACGCTCGAAGGTACCTAACAACCAACGCACCGCATCTTTTGGCTTGTTGCGTTCGAGGTTTTCAAGGTGCTGGGCGAAACGCTTACGGATAAATGCCGGGAGCGTTTGCACCCGGCGCCGGAGATAGCTGGCGTGGCCTTTACGGTCAAATGCTTCTCGCGCCTCCCCTTCGCGCGGGCGCATGGGGTAACGGTAAGCCGCATCAACGAGATCACCATAGGCGAGCATCTTCCGCTCGCCTTTCGGGGTGAGATACTCAATTTCAGGATCAGCGACATGGTTTGGGTTAATGGCCTGCCGTTTAGCATTCCACTCCCAGGCTACAGCGGAAGAATCAGACATGAGCCACCGCCGCCATATATGACTTTATGAACGCAGCCGCCGCTTCAATGTTGATGGCGTTTCCGTAGGTGCGCACTCTTCCCACTCTGGCGGGAACCCCATTAGCCAACGGGAATGATCCGGGTCTAACTGGCCTCCACCATCCATCCTGGCCGTGGAGCCAATCAGCATCTCTCCAGAAGCCGTTAACCGGGCCGGGCCGCATAATGCAGCTACATCCTGCAGCCGCTTCTGAATCTTTGTTCCATTGTCGCGATGTGTCCGCATAGCTTCTTGCGGACAGGGCGAGCGGTCGTTGCTCGTGGTTGGTGTCGGCCAGCCCGCAAGCTGCGCAGCCACATCGAGCCTGTCTGTCGATAGCTTCCCGTTGCGGATCCGTCCACCCTGATAACCGCCTTTCCCGTCCGTTGCCGTCGGTGTGGGCCAACCCGCTAATAACGCCGCTGTCTGAAGGTTTACCCCCCCCTGTCGGTTGAAATTCCCCGCCCCCCTCCCATTGCTGGCAATCGGCGTCGGCCACCCAATAAGCACGGTCTCTCTGGTGCGGCGCACCGACGCTCGCAGACGGAAACGCAACCGCCCCGAAGGCATAGCCCAGGGCTTCCACGTCAGCTTGTACAAGGTCGATCCAGTCGTTCGCGTCAGCGCTGCCAGATTGCTCGCCAAAAACCACGACAGGGCGACACTGGCCGACAAGCCAATGTGCGGAGGGCCATAAGTGCCGCTCGTCAGCAAACCCAAGCCCTTTGCCTGCCGCGCTGAAAGGCTGGCAGGGGCATGACGCTGTCCATGCCGGGCGACTGTCTGACCATCCAGCGCGACGCAGCGCAAGAGACCATCCGCCGATCCCGGCGAAGAAATGGCACTGATTGAATCCTTTAATGTCATTGGGGGTTACATCCTCAATTGAGCGGGTATCAACGACGCCCGGCGCAATATGGCCGGCGTCGATAAGGTTGCGCAGGTGCTGCACTGCGTGGGGGTCTACTTCGTTGTAATAAGCGACCACAGCGCCTCCCACACCACAGAGAAAACACGAAAGGCGAGATAGCCCATCGGGAGCCAGAACAGCAGCGAGCAGAGGGCTATACAGATAACTGTGCTTCGCCAGAACCGGCGATAATTGGTTTCTTCGTTCATTTGTGGCACCTCAGATAGTCACCGTGTCGCCGGGCTTAACCTGGCGGGCTTCTTTTTCGCTGCCGCGGATAATGATCGTGTTGCTGTAATCGCCGTAGCACAGCGCCTCCACTTCGACGACCCAGAAATGGCGATATGGACGAACGTCCAGAACTCGCGTCACAACGGCATCAAGCGTGTTCATCAGATGGCTCCCCGTTATCGAATCCGGCGGCCGGGTCAAACCCGATCCACATCGCCGCCGGCCGCAGATGTTCAGTGGCGCTCGTCCAAGCTCCACATGCGCCAGAGTTGCAACCCACATCGCGGCGAAGAACGCCGATCACTTCACCGGCCATATCGCGGCTTTTGGCGCTGACAGAGCGGCGGACGCTGAAGGCATGGAGCTTGAAAGCGGAGTAGATCTCGCGGGTTTCCGGGGTATCGCTGTTGGATATCAGCGCGCGGATGCCCTGCTGGCGATGAGCATCGAGCAGGGTTGCAACCAGGTCGCGGTGATCGTCCAGGGTAAATGGCTTGCCGTAGGCAGTGAAGTTGGCTGTCTTGCTGGCTGGAATATAGGGTGGGTCGCAGTAAATAACCGCGTCATATGCCAGCTGCATAACGTAAGGGATGGTGTGACGAAAATCGCCATCAATGAAAACGGCTTTTGTGTCGTTGGCCTTTTCGGCAAAGCGGCGCATCTCGTCAGTCGGAAAGTAAGGTGCGCCATATTTCCCGAACGGGACGTTATGATCACCCATCTGATTGACGCGATATATCCCGTTAAAGCAATGTCGGTTCAGATACAGAAACAAAGCGGCATAAAGTAAAGCAGTATCAGCCTTGCACGTATCGCTCCACTGCATGGAGTTAAATAGCGCACGGCGCTTGTAATATTGCTCTTCGTTATTGCCACCCAGGAACATTTCGCGAGCGGTATCAATCAGTCGCTCGGTGTTGGAAGTCAGCACACGAAAGAAATTGATCAGCGCGCGATTGCTATCGCAGAGGATGTAACGGCGGTATTCCGTGTTCATAAACACGGTACCGCTGCCAACGAACGGCTCGATTAAACAATCGGCTTTCGGCAGTTGCATCAGCAGCTGCGGCATGACGCGGGTTTTGCCGCCAGCCCATTTGATAGGTGATTTAGTCATTGCGCGCCTCACAATGATTCGAGGTGCGGGGAGGTCAGGCGCTGCCAGATCTCGCAAACCTGCTCGGCCTGATAGATGGCGTCGGTTAAGGCGTTGTGTGCAACTGAGCGGCGCGGATGGGGGGCGTAACCGATAGCTCCGGCCACTGTAAGCAGCGAGCGGAAGCAGCATTCATTCCAATAAAGCCACGGCAGCATGGAAACGCCTTCGAGCGATGAGCGTTCAAATGCAGATTTGAGGATCGGGAAATCAAACGAACCGCCCTTGCACCACACCTTCAGATTCTTTTTCTTGGTTTCAGGGAATGCGCCTTCAATGAATTTGGCGAAATCCAGCATCACCTCAATTTCATGCGACTTCGCGCCTACCAGCTCGCTGATTGGTTCTTTATCCTGCCTGAGCCACCACATCACCGTGTCGGCGGAGATATGCGCGCCGCGATTCTGCGAGGTTCGCGGATCAATGGTTTGATAGAACGAAGGGCCGGTTTTACCGGTTGATGGTTCGAAGAAAACCGCGCCAATCGCGCAAATCACTGCATTCGGCTGGGTGCTGAGTGTTTCAATGTCGATCATTAAGTGGTTCATTGTTTGCTTTCCTCAGTGATGGTTAATTCGCGGGCGTCAGCCCACTGTTCGATTGATGAATAAATCTCTTCCGGGGTGGCGCTTTCCTTTTTCAACTGGCCAACATAAATACGCAGTAAGCCGAGCAGGTGCGCGCGTTCGTGTTTCCGTGCGTTGATGCTTATTTCCACAAAATCCGGATCGCTTATTCCGCTTTCCAGCTTGATTGACTTAACCCCCATGCGACCTCCTGAAAAAGGCAAAACAAGTCCCCGGCAAAATGAATACCGTTGTTTTTAACGCTGGTTAATTAGTGGTTAGGGCGCGGCTTTCGTTTAATTGACTTGAATACCCTCTCATGCCAGTAATACAGAAAATCAATAAATGTCATTCGCGCACGCTCATGATTACCGCGAATTGTTTTTTCCAGACCGTAAATAATTAAATCTATTGACGGACTGTCAGGGCTAACGGCAATACGCGCACCGTTTCTCAGGTGAACCGTAAATCCCTGTTCGGCGTTTTCTATCGCCTCACGGATCAGCATCTCCTGTTCCCATGATGTTTTCTCTTCGGTGAAGATACTCATACAGCAAGCCCTACAACTGCTGGTGACGGTACCTCACCATTCATGATGGCGCTAACGAACGGACGAAGCTCGCTGAGGGCGTCATCATCATTCATGCAGAAGGCTGTACCGTAAACGTGCTGGACGCCGCTAGCTAATACGCCGTAATGCGACTCGCGGCCCTGTGGGTTGTTTTCCAGGTTGAAATAATAATCTTCCAGCATTTTATTAATCTGTTCAGCATAAAGGCGTTTCATTTCCCGTTCTCCTAATGATTAATAAAGTGGTGATTGGTGATAATACGGTCTATCGTTTTGCGCGCTTCAGATAATGCAAAGTCAATTCCGAAAGAATCACCATCTTTCATAATTTGATAACGCTTCTTGCCTACCCTGCGCGGTAATACGCGAATGGTGAAGCCGCAACAAATCCCGGCGTGCTTATTTATCCAGGTGACTTTAGGTAGATTATCGCAGTGGTTACCGCGAATGCTTCCCGCGAACTTGCCATGCTGTGAGTGGTGTTTATTCATGTAGGCCCATCCTTAAATAATAAACACCTGGATAAACTTAAGCGTCAGCGCAACAGCGATCGCGCCGATACAGACGCCTGCAATCGCAGTGACCATGAGTACTATTCTTTCTTTCAAAGAAGGATTCATACCGTAGCCCCGCCACCAAACATGTTTACGCCCATATCATTCGCCAGCTTATTGGCTTTCTTGATCCAACCTGCTCGCCAGTCCTGTCGCTCAGGGGGTAGTTTCGACGTAGCTTCATGAACCATCTCAAGCCATTCGTTCCACAGAATCAGGAGGCGGCGAGTACTGCCATCAGGGCCAAGTACTTCGCGCTCAGTGACCATCGGTAAAAGGCGGCGATCCATCATGTGACGAACGGCTGACTCCGTTTTGCCGGTTCGACGAGAAAACTCATCAGCAGTGATCGGATCTGGAATCTTAAACAGTGCGCTCAAAACTGCATCTTTCATGTGATAATCTCCATGTTTGGGGTATTACTTCAAAAATCACCCCATAATTGCGTTTTACATAGTGATATTACGATCCATATAGGAGATTTGCAATATGAATATGAGTATTGGTGCCAAGCTTAAGCTTATGCGTGAAAGTGAGCGGCTGACCAGTCGCCCGGAAGTGGCAAGGATGCTCGGAATTGGTAACGATGCATTATGGCGTTATGAAGAAAACAAAACCGTACCAAGCACTGAAGTGATAACAAACATCTTGAATCACCCACGTTTCGAGAAATATGCCCTGTGGTTTATCACAGGAAAGATTGCTCCTGAGTCCGGTCAGATCGCACCGGTTCTCGCACACTTTGGGCAAGACGAAATAACCTCTCAGCCCTCAGACCAGAAAATTGGCTGAGCATCTTTCTTGCTTATCTCTATGAAAATTATCGCGTAACTATCTGTTACGTGACACCAGATCACGTGTTTACCAGAGGTGACAGCTATGACCGTTAAGCTGATCGATGGTGGACGCTATAAAGTGGATATTAGACCGCGTGGAGCGACAGGACGTCGTATACAGCGGATTTTTAAAAAGAAAGCTGATGCTGTGGCTTTTGAAAAATATGTCATCAGCAATATGCACGACAAAGACTGGCTGGATAAACCAACCGATCACAGGCGACTAAGTGAGCTGCTTGATAGATGGTGGGAGCTGCACGGCCGAAGTCATAAGTACGGTGAGAAGCGACAGCGCGAACTTAAGCGGGTAATTAGTGATATGGGCAACCCTCGTCTTTCAAAAATCAATAAGGGGTTTATTGCTGAGTACAGAAGCCTGCGCCTTTATGAAGGGGTTAAGGCTTCCACTGTTAACCGCGACTTGAGCACGTTACGAGGCCTATTCCGTGTATTGACTGAAGCGGAAGATCTCCACGCAGAAAACCCACTAAAAGGGATCACAGATCTCAAGCAGGAAAGGCCCGAAATGTCCTATCTCAGCACTGAAGAGATCGAAAGGCTGCTTTCAGCTTTAAGTAGTGACGCCCGGCGCCTCACTGTTTTGTGCTTAAGCACTGGCGGCCGCTGGGGGGAATCGCTGAATATGCTGGCTCAGAATATGATGCATGGAAAAGTGACGTTTACCAAAACCAAAAACGGGAAGGCGCGCACCGTCCCCATTTCTGATGAGGTCATGAAATACGTCAAAACCAAAACCACCGGCAGACTCTTCGACGTTGACTATGTCGAATATCGCAAGGTACTAAGGGAGGTAAAGCCAGATCTACCTAAGGGCCAGGCTACGCATGTTTTGCGTCATACCTTTGCTGCGCACTTCATGATTAATGGGGGGAATATCTTGACGTTAAATAAAATATTGGGACATTCGAAAATTGAGCAGACTATGACTTATGCGCATTTTTCACCCGACCACCTTAGCGATGCAATTCACCTGAATCCGCTTAGTGATGGCATCCACATTCCATCCACTAAAATGGTGAATAGCGGTTAA